CAACAGTTATTCCCTATGCAGCAATTAACCAATGAGTCTGCTCTCTTACGTGGCTATACAATGCCAACTAGCACAAGTTCTTCCTATACTGGTCCAATTCCTGGTGCTTATGCCGCATCACCTTTACAGCAGATAGCAGGATTAGGGGCTCTTGGTGCTGGTATTAGTAATACACCATTAGGGGCTACGTTGTTTGGAACACCAGCAACCGGTACATCACCTGGGTCAAGTGGTGTGATTGGATCCGGATTAAGCAGTTTAGGTAGTTATTTAAGTGGCTTATTTGGGAATTCAGGAAGTTCTAATACGAATGCAGGTACAGATGTGGCAAATAGTTATAGTCCTGCTCAAATTGAAAATGCTTATAGCAACATAACTCCAGGACAAACAATTGAAGGAGGGGTATAACATGGCACTACCTATTGAAACGGATAATACATCAACCTCACCTGGCGATATTTTAGTAAAGCAAAACCAAGCACTGAATGAACTTGTGTCTTCATTAAACCAAAGACAGAACCCAAACTGGTTCTCAGTCGCAGGTGCACTTCTTAACCCAGGCCGAACAGGTAGCGCAGGTGAAGCTCTTGGTAGTGCAGCTACTGAAGTCGGTAGACAACAAGAGCAGCAACAGCAACAAGCTCCTAATATTGCAATGATCAAAGCGCAATTGCTAGGTCAGCAGTATCAAATGGGACTTAAACAGCAAGGTATGAATCTTCTTAGCAATATTATGGGAGGTGAATCACCACAAGAAGCATTAAAGAGCTTACAGACAGGTAATGTTGCACCTTCTGTTGCTAGAATGGCAACTCCTCAGCAAATTGTAGCACTTATGTCAGTAGATAAAGACATGGGAAATGCACTTAAAACAGGTGTTGAGCTGCAGCAGACTGACATGAAGAACGCAATTGAACTATTAGGCAAAGGAGTTGACATTGCTAAAGCAACTTCAGGCTTAAGTCAAGAACAAAAAGATGATTTACTTTCTAATTTAGGTCCTTGGTCTTCAAAACTAGGTCTTACAATTCCTGTATCAGGCACAGGTGCCGTTAAGCAACCTGAAGCTGTTAAGACTGTTGAATTTAGTCCTGAGAAAAGTTATGGGACACCGCCTAAACTTTTAGACAATCTTGAAGTAGTAGAAAGTTCTAAAGACCCATATGCAGTGAACAAAGACAGTAAAGCAATGGGTAAACATCAATTTATGCCTGATACTGCTGCATCATTAAATAAGCAAGGTGTTAAGTTTAACCCTTTTGACGAAAAAGAATCAAGAGCTGCTGCTGATTACTATATTCAACAGCTTGTTAAACAAAATGGAGGAGACTACTATAAAGCACTTGCTGCTTATGGTGGATACAGTGACCCATCTAAAGCCACAGGATATGTTAATAAGATACTGAATGGTGTGGATTTAGGAAAACAACAGACATCAACAGCGAATCAACCACAACCTCAGACAACACCTGTACAAAGTAGTGGCATTATCAAAAGATATGATGAAACGCCTGAACAGTTTAATGAAAGAAGAAAAGCAATTGAAGCAGGCTCAATTAAAGACTATAATGAAATGGCTTCAGGTCTTGCTAAGATCAATATTGACTCACTTAAATCATCTAATGCAGACTTAAGTGAGTTAAAAAGCTATGCAGAGTATAAGCGTCCCGATGGGACAAACCCTATTTTTGCACCTTTACAGCTTAATGGTAAAGAAAATTATGCACAAGCAATTAGTAAAGCTGCTATGCAAGTTCTTCAAGAAGGTGGAAATTTATCAGTTAATAATGTGAATGCACATGCAGGTATTAACTTAGAACCTGTTTATCAAAACCTTAAATTAACACCACAAGAAAAAGTAATGGCTTCAAGAGCTGCTAATATTATTTCACAACAGGTGATTAATAACATTATTGCTAATAAGACTGCAGCATTTGGTGGATCTCGTGTAACTAATTACCAAGATCAACAGTTATCTGCTTTAAATGCAAACATGAGCCAACTTCCTAACTACATTAAAGGTTGGGCAACAAGAAGACAAGTTGACAACTCTGCATTATTAGAACTAGGCGATGCATATAATAGTTATGTTAAACAAGCATATGACAGAAATCAAACTGCTGATCCTAGAGGCTTCTTTACTTCTGATACATACAGAAAAGAGCTACCTAATAATCATACAAAGATGATGAATGAAGCATTAAAACGATATCCTTATCAATAAAGGTAATATATGGACCCTAAAAATACTGATCAGCAGTCACAACCTGAAATACCTTCAGAACACTATGCAGGTATTTTTGATGAACCTCCTGCACCTGTTGTTTCTTCTGCACCACAAGATACATCACAAGCAGAGCCTAAAGGAACAGTCACTCTTAGTTCTCCTACGATTAATTCAGTTGAATCAGTTATTCCTGCAGCACTAGGCGCAGGTGCAGGTGAGATGCTACTTAAAAAAGGTCCTCAACCTGATTACATGAGACCTGAGTTTCAAGAAGCTACAACAAAGTTATCTGATGCAGAGATTGCAAAGAACTCATATCAAAAAAGCTTAGATAATATTAATAGACTACATTTAAACAGCATAGAGCAATTACAAAATGTGCATGACGATCATGTAGCTAAATTATCAATGCTTAAAGATAAGTTAAATGAAGCAACACATAGAGCCACAATGCTTGATGCACTTGATTTGGGTGAAAGAAAAGTTGCAGGTGCGCCAATGAGCTATAACTATGGTGCAGTCATTCCAGGTGAAAAGATACCGCATAAGCTACTTACACAAGTTGAAGACATGTCTAAAGCAAATGAGCAAGGCACATCTGCATGGCAAATTGCTGAGAAGAATAGAATTGCAGCAGCTAAACAAAAAGCACTAGGTCTTGGTGACTATCGTCTTTCAGGTGAACTAGAAGGTGAACTTTATAAACCACCTGTACAAGGAGTTACGCCTGGTGAGCAAAGACTTGCTAAAAGAGCATATGATCTTGCAAAAGCAGAGCATGATAGTCATGCAGAGATTACGAATAAAATTGGTAAACAACTTGAAGAACTAAAGAGTGCTGTACCTGAAGGTAAAAAAGAAGCTGCTAAGAAATTAACAGAGGCTGATATACAAAGACAGCAAGCATTAGACAGACTAAGTAAGGCAACTGATCAACCCTCTATTATTGGTAAAACCATTGCTAAAATACCATATGGCCAAGAAGCTATGGACGTACTTGCTAAAGCAAATGCAGCAATGAATGCTAACCCTGTTCTTCGTCATGTGCTTCCTACAGTAGGTGGTGGGTTAGGCACTATTCAAGGTCTTCAAGGCATTGAAGATTGGCAAAAAGGTCAAAAGCTAAAAGGTGCACTTGAAGCAATCAGTGGTGCAGGAGGTGTATTAAGTGCTGTTCCTCACCCACTTGCAAGAGGTGTAGGACTAGGTATGCAACTTCCATACCTAGGCTACGAAGGTTATGAATATCTTAGTGATAAGTTAAAAAGGTAAGAAGTCTCTAAACTTACGAATTACTCGATTCACTACTTGTTTAGGGAGACCTGACATCTCTGCAGTAAAACTTTGTGTTTCTAAGTTCACTGCTACAACATATAATGCACTCTTTACTCTTTCTGTAAGCTTAGGGTGTTGCTTACAGAAATCAAGATAGAACTGAAGTCGTTGTTGGTGAGTCTTTTGACTTAACTTATACTGATATACTGACCATCTTTCACTCATGTATATGCCTTTTTTCTATTGCATCAATTTGACTTAATAAGTCTTCTCGTATTTTTAAATAGACATCACCGCCTGGGAATTCATCTCTTCCAATAGGGTGGTAAAACTGTTCTTCACACCAATCAAAGTTATCGTTCTTTGCATTAGGTGGAAAGATGTTTGTTTTGCCTTTAGCAGATTGGCGTTGATAAAATGCATCAGGCTTTCTAAAGTCAACTAATCCTTTTAGGAATGGATAGATCTTTAATACTTCTAACCATAGTTTCATTGCAATAATGTTATCTACTGTTGTTTGAATTTGTTCATCACCACGCATAACACAATAACCAATAAGGTCTTTAATTGTGCAGCGAACCATATAAAAATGCTCAAAATTACGAGGCATAATAGTACGGGTATCGAGACCATGCACAAGCCCACTATCAAGCATATCGATATAAAGTTGTCTAGCATCTTGAGTTATCTTTCTGTATCTGTCAAAAATTTCAGGGTTAGCCATAATAGAGGGTTTTACCATTACTCTATCATCTCTCATATCACGATCACCATGTACTTGTGCCGCAAAGCTAAACAAGCGATGACGTATCAGATGTGTTGTATCGATCATATCCATACCATTTACGGACCACGTCAGATTGATCGTTTCCATCGCAGTGGGTAGTAATTCATAACGAAACAATTCGTCAATGGTCTGATCTATGTCTTCTTCAGGAAAAGCCCACTGAATCTTATCATTCCATGTATTCATTAAGAATACAGAGATCGTTTTACGAAGCTCTGCAACTGTTGGTGCATGCACAATCTTGACATCAATTGCAGTAAGTTGGTTTACAAATTGCAATGGTCCAGGTTGTTTACCGAACTTTAATTCGGTGTGCATCTTTTGTAAATGAGGCATTTTATCTTTAGTTACTTTAGGCATTTTCTTCTTTCTTTAAGTGTAATTCAACAAGTCTTGCATATCCTGCAATATCGGTCCAGCTATCTATATGGTTTGGTGTAATGGCTAATCTTGATAATTTCATAGCAATTTTAGTCATGTACATCACAAACTCAGGTGGCATTTGTTTACCATGATGTTCTTGGTGTCTAAATTTAATTGACTCAATGATAATCGTTTCCAGCATAATGCCTTCATGAAAATCACCATAGACATTACCACGTTCAGTAATTACATCATCAGTTGTTGTCATACTTTATACGCCTCTAGTTTAGTTGCTAATTTTGCCATACGTATTAAGCTATTATCTCTAACATCAACCATGTAACCGCCATTTCCCATATTAATCTCATTCATTGCATATTGGTAGCATTGAAATGCATCGCAATAATGTACTACAAGTGCTTCTGGCGTTTCATCATGGTACAAATGGCAGTATTCTTTTACTTGATCAGGAAAATTATTGACAATTTCTTCTTCTGCAGTTTTAAGTGCAATAGCAACTTGTGGAAAATTCTTTTTAACTAAGTGATTAACATCACTAATTTCCATCTCTGCAAGATCATGACATATAGCAATTTTCATTGCAAGATCAACATCAAAATCATAGTCTTTAGACATCATCAATACACCAAGTGCTACGAAATAACTATGAGTAGCTACCGATTCTGGATGAATCACAGGTTTCATTGAGTAACGCTTAGTATGTTCTAATGAATAACTACGCATAAAGAAATCATGATCCTCTTTATTCATACATCATTCCTCCTTCTCCCCAAATTTTACGATGAAATTCGCCTGTATCTCTAATGTCATCAAGTGCTTCAAATAACTGATTAAATGATCTAACCACAGAACCAGTGGCTGCTAACATCACATTGAACTTCTGTTCCTTTGTTCCTGTAAGCCACATATAGATCATAGGAACACCTTTAGCATACGCCCAGCCGGCCTCGAACATTGTGCCTGGATCCTTACCATCAGTGACTACAATCAACAAGTCTGATTTCATTAGACCATTAACATTTGCTCTAAGTATGTCTTCAGGAGATGTTACACCTGGCTTATACATCAGTTCGTCTTTAGGGCTAAAGTATTTAAAGTTATATGTTTCAATAATCATCTTAATTCGTTCAATGACACCTAATTCCCAGTCATTAAAGAACGGACCTGCTATATAAATATATGGATTCTTAGTCATCTTTTATTTCCCATTTGGTCAAGTTGTTCAGATGTGTTTTTTCTCATTTCTAACATTGCATCTGCAATCCAATATGCATCATATGCAGTGATCTCTGCAAAACTTGTACCTTGCGGAAAGCCTGTTGTATATTGACCTATTGATGATAACAATCCTGTAACTGCCTGACCTGCAAAATAGTCTCTTAAGTCCATACCTTCACAATTTATATCTTTGTAATGCGGATTCGGAAATGCTTTCATTAATTCTCCTTAGTTAAGTGTTTACTGCCTAAACATAGTACCACATTTTTTAATAAAAGTAACCACTTTACTTTCATCATGTGAAACAGCTGCATAATCTTTTATTGCATTCATCAGACTTTGCTGTGTCTTGTCTTTAGATTCGATTGCTTTTACAATAGCTTCATCAACTGTTTTACGAGCAATGATCTGGTGCACAATAATGTTATTACGTTGTCCTTGGCGCCATAAACGTCTTACAAATTGCTCATAGATTTCAAGAGACCATGTATTACTAAACCAGATCACAGCATGTCCTGCACCTTGTAAGTTAAGACCATGACCTGCACTTTGTGGGTGAGCAAGAAGTACAGGTGTTTTTCCTGCATTCCATACATTAATAATCTTAGTCAGTGCATCACCAGATACTCCTGATCCAATGACAGGTGCATGAGGAAATATTGTCTTTAACTGATCTAAATCATGCTTAAAATGATAACCGATAAGACATGGTTGACCTGATAATTCTTCTACAATATCTTTTACTGCATCAAGTTTAGCTTCATGCACAATTTTGACATGTCTTTCATCGCCGTCTAAGTATACTGCCCCATTTGCAATTTGCTGACATTTACCAATTGCCACTGCAGCCGTTGCTGCTGTTACCTGTCCTGTTTCTATATCAGTTAATAACTTGTCTTCAAGCTCTTTATAAATCTTTCTAGCATCAGTTGGAAGGTCTACATACACCTTATTTGTAATTAACTCAGGAAGATCTAAATAATCTTTTGCAGCCATTCTAAGAACTTTACCTGCAAGCGCTTCATAGATTTTTTCTTCTGCATCTGATTGTAGTGCCCATGTGTATCCACCATAGCCTGTAGGATAGAAATAATTTGCTCTAAAGTGAGTGATGTACTTACCAAATGTGGCACCTCTATCAATCACTAATTGTGGACCAAATATATCCATTAATCCATTCGGCGCAGGTGACCCTGTTAATCCAAAACGTCTTTTAAACTGATCAAGTAAAGGATTTAAAGACTTGAATCTTTGGGTCCTGGTGTTTTTTAAATAACTTATTTCATCAACCACCAACATATCATATGGCATTTTAATGTTCAACCTTCTCAAGGTTGCTGATAACCATTGTAAGCCTTCAAAGTTAATTACATGGATTAATGATTTATCATGTAGTGTTTTGTCTTTATGAAAACCATGAAGAACACTCACTGTTAATTCATGAAAATTATCCCATTTCTTTACTTCATCAGGCCATACTGCATAACATGGTCTTAATGGCGCTACAATCAATACTTTTTTAACTGCACCTGAGTCTTTAAGTTGACGAATTGCTTCTAATGTAATACTAGTTTTTCCTAATCCAGGCTCTAACCATAACTGACCTGAACCATTTTCAAGCATGAATTGTACTGCATTATGCTGATATTGATGCGGTTTCCAAAGCATTCGTAATCTCCTCTTTTGTTCTTAGTACAAGTACACAATGATGATGTAATCGTAATTGAAAATGGATTTGTTCTTGTCTTGCTGATAATTTACCTGTAAGCGTCTTTAACTCTATCCATAACACTTTATTAAATGGAAGTATCACTAATCGATCAGGATAACCTGTGCTGTATCGAAGATGAAGTTTAAGACTTGTGATTTTTAATCGTTTACATTCTTTACTAAAATGTCTTTCAAGATCACGTTCTAATACTTTTTCTACCATTTACACGGTCCACCATTTGATTTTCTATAATGGCAGTAATTACATAAGTAAGATGGATTAGGCGCATAAATTTTATCTTTTTCAAGAGCTTTTAATCTATTTTTAATTTGTAATTGAAGCACAGGAAGATCAGATCTAGTAATAAGTTTATACTCATCAGTTTTTGCAAGGTCAATAAACTCAATTGCTGTTTTCACATACTCGATATGCGGTTTACATGACATGATCATTGCTGCATATACAGTGACTTGGTCTGAATAATCACGATGTTTACCTGTTTTAAAGTCAACAATAGTAGCTTCAGGACCTTGTTCATAATATAAGTCAATCACACCACGAAACTTTGCTTTAGGGTCAGAATAAAGAACTGCATTAAAGTTTTCATCAACTGCAATGGACATTTCAGATGCTGCTTTAAGCTGTACCCATCTTGAAAGTTTATCTTCTAAATAAATTACTTCATCAGAAAAAACAGGAAGACCACCATTCAATAGTGCTTCAATCTCTGCATGAATGAGTTTACCTCTATTGGCAGCATCTCCTGATGAATCAGGTAGTTTATCTATTTTGCTAAACTTGAATTTACGAGGGCATTGCTCGTACATCTTAACAGTGGAATATGAATAGATCATCTAATTCCTCTGACTTGGTATACGGTTGCGAATAAGTTCTGCTACTTCTTTTGCTTTACTTTCAGGGTCAGTGACACCATCTGACCATTCTTCAACAATCTTTGCGCATTCTTCTCGTTCAATTAAAATAGCTTGCTTAGTGGTTTGTATAGCAACTGCCATGATCTCAGCTTTGGCAAGTGCTAAAGCTTCATCAAATTCTTGTTGTGTAAAGAGAGTTACTCCACCTCCACCACTTAATAATTGTCTTTGTAATTGGCTCATTTTAGTCATTTCCATCCCTCCAAGACATCAAGTAACCGTCTATAAAACTTCTGTCTATCCACCATAACACCAGGTTGATATAGTTCTATGAACTCAATTAAAGGATCATCATCAGGTCGTATTTCACCGTCTTTTACAAACAATGCTTGCTTAGCATCACCCATATAAGATTTAGTCTCACCATAGATCTGCTCTGTCATAGGCGCATCTGCACCTTCTTTAATCTTTTCAATCGCACTATTGACTTGATCAGGTGGTATATCATGATGACCTAAGAATAAGTCTTGTTCTTGTTTTGTTACTTGTTTTCTACTCATTATTTCACCTCGCTAAAGTTATTTCCAATTACTGCCTCTGCAATAAAAGGCACATCAAGTTTAAATGCATACATCATACACTCTTCTAATTTCTTTGCTTCACGTTCTTCATACCCTTTTTCACATGAAATAACAATCTCATCATGTAAAGACAATAACAATCTAGATCTGTCTGCTATTTTAGCAAAATTAATCATTGCTTGCTTTGTCATATCAGCACCACTACCTTGGATAAGTGTATTTAAAGACTTAAAGCCAAACTCCATGAACTTACCATGAATCATCTTAGGTGGTTCACCTTTAATGAGTCTACCACCTATTGTCTTAAATGGTATCTTTGCTCTATATCTAGTCATTAAATCATCATTAATCTTAGGTAAACCTGTAGCAACTTCTGATTTATAAAGATCAACAAGTTCACGAGCTTCGTCATATGGTATCTTTAACATCTCACTCAGCTTTTTAGGGCCTGCGCCATACAGAATACCGAATGATAACGTTTTCACATAGTCTCTTGGAATGTCTCTACCTACTTTTTCACTCATCATGTTCTTACTAAATGTGTGAAGGTCTGCTTTAGGGTCTTTTAAGTATTGCTCTTTAAGTTTACCGTCTTCAAAATATGCAAACAATCTAAGCTCTTGCGCATTAAAATCAGCTGCAATCATACTATGCCCCTCATCAGGTAAAATATACTGCCTGACTTTAGGTATAATGAGATCATGAATTTCAGAGGGCAGTGGAGTCTTTGGGCCACGTGTAGGCATTGTTTGAAGTGTAGGCTTAGATGATAATCGTCCTGTTCTTGTACCTCCTGCTTCGCCACGGACTGTGTTCCACTCTGTATAAATTCTGCCTGATAGTCTTGATTGTTCTAACCATGGCTCAATGTACGTACCCGTAAGTTTCACCAATACATCTCGATGTCTAAGTACAGAAGATAACTCTGTATCAGTGACTAAATCTGCAAGTGTATCTTTATCCGATAGAGGTGTACCTTTATCACTCGTTGGCCATTCTTTGTCTTTGTTA